AGTACGGGCAGTAAACCTTCTCAAGCTCTAGATCATTCGGCGCCTTGAAAAGCTTCGTACACTGCTCTGCGGCCAGTTCACCTTGGACCCACGAGTAGTCGATAGCCTCTTGGCCCTTGCGTCCCTGGACGTCAAACTCAACCATTACACTATCAGTGTCCCCATACCTCACCTTTGCACCCGGAAAGTTTTGTTCCACGTAATTCTTAGTCTCCTCAATCATCTGGCGCCCGCGCATCGTGACTGTGGAGGCTATGGCCACACACGGAAGCATACCTTTCGAGGCGCCCGTAAACCCATAAATTGAGTTCATACTGATTTTGTAAGCCAATTGCTGACCGTTGTAAACCGCCTCCATCGGTGTCCCCTCGGCTTGGGCCATCAGTTTCTTCGCCTTTTTGCGAAACGCCTTGAGGTCTGTGAGGATGGTGGGCAAAAGGGAACAGATGGCCGTGCCATCTGGCGACCGCTGCGCAAACCTGTGAGGTCCAAACTGCTCATACGTCACGCCCGGCAGATTGTCGTACCGGGCATTCATCACTAGCGTCGAATAACACAAGTTCTCGGCACACATGATGCTCGGGTACAGGGACGCAAAGTCCAGTGCTGTGATTGGCCCGTAATAAGCACCCGTCTGAGCCTCCAGAACCGTCGCGCCTTCGTACTTGCCTTCGTCCGGTCCGTTTGTTCTTTTAAAAGTCGGAATCACAAAGTTGAGTTCCCGAGCCTTTTTAGCCATTTGTGAAAACACCTTGATTTGCTGACCCCGTTCACTCAAGAACGAGAGCGGAACCCAACACGCCTTGGCCATCTCCACCTGATTCTGAATCTGACACAGTTTCTCCATGAGTTTGTGTGGCAGTACGGTATCCTGGATACAGTACTGAGCAACCTCTCCGAGGCGGTCTGGGTCGCCCTCTGCAAAACGGCTAAAAATCTCTTTGACCGGCATATCATTCTTCTGATCCTTCAAAAAATGCTTCGACACGTTGTTCAGTGAGTAGCTCTCGAGCTTGTGCTCGCGCTTAATGTCCTGGAAAAGATCAAAGACGTACCGGCCTTTCATAGGCACCATCTTGAGCTCGTTGTTCCCCAGAGCGCTCGAACTCAGATTCTTTTCAACCAGCTCCGCCACCTCACCACGGATACGACCCCATACGGGACTCAGACCACAGTGAATCGTCGCTCGGACAATCAGAAACTCCAAATCAAATCCGAAAATGTTCCAGCCCGTGATAATGTCCGGATCGGTTTTTACCAAATACCTTTCAAACGCTTTCAGGAGATCCTTTTCCGTCTCGAAACACTCCACGTCAGGTCCTGAAGTCTGCTTGAGGCAGAGGCACTTGCGATCAAGATACCCGTCCCCCTTCCCAAACTCCTTGGTCGTCATGCCAATCTGGAAAACAACGTCGTGTGGGTTTTTGGGGTCCGGAAACGCTCCCGTACTCGAGTAGCACTCAATGTCAAACGACATGATTCTCAGAGGTGCAAAGTCGTCCCGGGCCAGCGGGGTCACGAGCCGCCAGTTGGGTGCCCAAAGGTTCACCTCACACGTCGACTCTGCGTCGGGCTCGCAAAGTCCAGGGTCGATCCACCCGGTCGACGTACACCCGGAAACGTGCATAAACCTCAGAACCGGGTCGATGTTTGACTCGTACATCCGGCACCCGGCAAGTTCTGGATGTTTGTTGTTGTCGACGCAGTATGCAAAGTTCCTTAGGGCCCGGTGCGTCTTGAACTCGACACGGTAAAAACGCGAGAGCTCGCCATTCTGGAAACCCCACAAGTCTTTGGCGCGGTGAACCTCGCACGACACGAGACCGCGCCAAAACGTACTCTTGATAAACTCTCTGAGGTCCTTGTCCGTCTTGACGAAACAGAACGGGTTAAACTTCGTCCCGAGGGAGACGGATCTGCCATCCTCGGCACGACCAAAAATTCTAATTGTAAATTGGTCCCCTTCTTGGTCTTGACCGTCCCATGCGACGGCTTGGAACTGTACCATTGTCTTTTTAGGGACGCACGTTTCTAAGTGCGGCACCGATTAAAATACCTATCGTGTTCCACAGAATATCGAGGGGGTTCATGACCCCAACGCCGCTCTCTAGAAGCTCCCATACGAGGCCCATAGTCCAGAGCAGGAGTCGCCGGTCCGGAAAAAGGTACGACCCCAAAGCAAAATAAAGAACGTGTGAAAGGTTCCAGAATGTGAAAACGCGCGGCCCGTACTGACGCCCCTCTTCAGAAATGTCCCGTGTTAGAAAAAGTACTAGCTTGTTGGAACCGCGGTACTTGATAAAGTCAGTTTGCATAATCTTTTGAATTGTTGTACCGGCTATAAAAACCCCGAGAATTCCGAGAATTATATACGTTACAAAGTTCACCTTCATTTCCTAATTTTAGTCTAGAATTAAATACCGGTGGAGCCGAAACCCTGCGCCCCTCGGCGAGCAGCCTCGGCAGTTGGCCCCTCTCCATCGACCAAACGCGTACACTCACCAGGAACCTCCTTGACCTCGGGCGTGACGCACTGCTCCAGAATCAGTTGAGCGATCCGGTACCCCGGGCGAATGACGAATGGCTGATTGACGTCCAGGTTCTGTAGGACCACCTTGACCTCGCCCGTATAGTCTGGGTCGATCACGCCCGCAAGAGTGTCCAGACCGTGCTTCACGGCCAGTCCGCTGCGAGGGCGAATACTTCCATAAGTTCCTGGTGGGAGACTGACCGAGATGCCCGTCGAGACGACCACGCGGCGACCAGGGAGTACGACGTAATTGTCAGTGCTGAACAGGTCATAGCCAACGGCACCTGGGGTTGAGCGCGCAGGCAGAATTGCATGAGGTACCAGCTTGGTGACATTGAGTGCCATTGTATTGGGTAAGCGGTGGAGGTCTTTAAAACAGGGTTATCATGGTTAAGGTTATAATAAAGTTTTTACTCGATCGATCAGAAAAAGGGGTGTTTGTAAAAAAAACCTTCCAAAATTTCTTCATTGACTAAAAGTTGTTAACCATGTTAACCATGGTATCCACAAGCACAAATACTAATCAAATTCACTGGGTTAACAAAAAGTTAACAAGAATTTTATGATAACCCTGGAATCTTCGATGGGTCGATGATATACCATGACACGTTTGCATGTCTCCTTTCGACTGTAACACCACTGAGCTTTTTCATGTACATTCCGAACCTGATAGAATCCTTGGCCTTATAGTCGCTGAACCCGTTTACGGCCAACCATTCACGAAAGTCCTGATAATACTCAGACCCCTTGAATTCATGTGGCCGTTCGAACCCCGCCACCTTGTGTTTCAGAAATATGAGTTCCTTGTCAATAGATAGACTCTTGATTTCCGTATAAAGTTCAGTTATTGGTCTCTCGGCCTGAAAGTTGGTCTCTGAAATGTTGACCCCCATCAAAAACTCATAAATGGCTCGTATATTTGCATTGTCATCCAGATATTTATAGAAATCATCAAAATACGCATGATTCCCTTTGAAGACGTCAGACGCCTCTAGGACTGCATACCTTCTATCATCGTCATCAAGCTTCACTGGGTGGGGTTTATTGGTCGTTAGCACGTAGTTTGCACAGTTCAGTAATGAGATGGTCATCTTGCCCTTGCATTCGTACGGAACAGTCCCACCTGTGACATAGGACTTGAACGGGTCGGAATTTACTTTGATTGCCCCGATGTTAAAATCATCTAAGACCACGAGAACTTTGGAGTTTCTGAGATATCCGAATCGACTAAAAAGGTCATTTTCCGGGTTGTTCGTCTGGCCAAAGTACTTTTGACCAATGATACGTCTCATAATCTCTTCAAATATGGTAGACTTTCCAGTTCCTTGACCACCCACTACCACGAGTGCGACACCCGACTTGTACCCTGGTCGTTGAACTATGTTCGCGAGCCACTTGAAAACGTAATCTGAATTTTTGGGTCCGAAAAGTTCTTTCACGTGATTTACAAACTTATCAGCTGAACCAGATGTGGCGCGAATCGACTCGATATCGAAACCTCGCCACGTGTTGAGCACGTCCCCGGGACATGGTCGTGGTGGAGGCAAAAAGTCAAACCTCTCGTACGTTCTAATTTCTGGATCTCGTACCCAACGTCTCACAAACTGTTCGTCGGTTCCATCGATAAACTTGTTTTCGTACGCATCGAAAAGCTCTTTACGAGACCAAACGATGGTTTCATAGTCGGTGTGCTTGACAAAGCCGACTGGGTTCATAATCTTGAAGTGCGTTTTTTCAAACTCCGCCTTTGTCTCACGATACTTGACGTCCGCGTCGTTCGGTGGTTCCAGGGGCCACACGAGCGTGTCATCGTCCTGGGCCTGAACAAACTGTTCCATAAACTCAGTTTTGCGACTCGGTACAAATCCATCGAGTGCTAGAACCTTTCTGACTGTGTAAACATCCTTGTCGAAGCTCGAAGGACAATACTTTCTGAGTTTTGTGTAATCATCAACCTGTGTCCCCACGAGAATCAGACGAAGGACCGTCTTCCACGTGACCCCGTCATCCTGGAGGCCCTGATAAAACACTCCCCGAATCTTGATGAGGTCAATGGAGCCGAAGCGACTCTCAATAAGCTCCTTGAGCTCGGCTTCCGCCAGACTCATGTGTTTTTTGACAATCTCTTCAGCCTCCATTCTGTGTCCCGTCAGTATCGTCTTCTGGAAAAACGGTCTCTTGGCGTTTGAGGTGGTCAGTATCTCGCTAGCGCCTGGGTGAACCTCCAGAAACTTTTGTATTTCTGATTCGGTCGCAAGTTGGACGGCGTTCTTGGGCGTCGTGCAAAGTGTGACGGGGGCCATTCTTACATTGGCCTGAGAAAAAAATTATGACGACGCCTGACCGACGGCCTGGGGTTCAGGAGCCGCCTGGGCCTTCTGGGCCTCCTTCCGGCGCTTATAATATTCCTTCGCCTTTTGGTTCCTGATGTCTCGGTGGGCCTCTCGGTACTTGGCGTCCCGGGCCTTGACCTTTTCTACTGAGCCTTCGTACTTTTCGTAAACCTCTAAGAGTTTCTCTACGGGTATGCCCTTGATGGTGACATCCATACTACTATGGCCTGAGAAAATTTTAAGCCGCCTGAAGGTCCAGGCCACGCCTAAATTTTTTTCTCAGCCCATGTCAAAGAATGCCTGGATACATTTACCTGATCATGATGGCTGACGGAGTATATAAGGTTGGACGGACTCAACAGGACTACGGGACCCACCTGAAGAGGCTCAAGGCTTATCCAGGAGACTCGGTTATCGTAACCGCTCAGAAAGTGTGGGACGAAGTTGTGGTCGAAAATGAAGTTCTCAGACGGTGTCGAGAAGCGTTTGGCTGTCACATTCGCGGACGAGAGTTCTTTATTGGCCCTGAGAAGGAATTAATTAAGATCATTTACGAGTGCATTGACTTTGTGCCACCTCTTCCACCGCCACCGGTCATCAAGGACCCACCTTCCGATTCTTGTAACGAAGTAGCGATGATCAACTGTCCTAAGTGTCATAGGACTTTTACTCACCCAAAGTACCTATCCAAAGCCAAAGAGCATCTCCAGAGACACCTGAACCGTGCCAATCCATGCGATGACTCTACAGGTCTTTTTAAATTCGAACGCAAAAAAACACGAGATACTGTGCCAAGTATAGATGCCCTAGACCTCACGGGACTCATAGAGTCTATTGATGATAAATTACAGTTTCAACATGTTGCTAGTCACGTTTTCAAGGTGCTCAACGACCAAAACTGTTTTGCTGTTTGGCCAAGCACGAAAATGTACGAAATTTACTTCATGGATGGGGATGTCCCCAGATACGTAACACCTAGTGTTTTCATATTTGAATTTTGGAACCGCGTAATGATCGAACAGGTCAAGCCCCTTTTAGAAGAACGGTGGCCCAGATATAATGATTATACCAGATGGGTTACTGAAAAATCTTATCATGGTCTGAAAAAATGCGACTCTACAGAAAACTCTTTAATGCGTACAGAAGTTTACACTGTCATGAAAAGCGCGATCATCGGATATCTGAAAACCGTTCCAAGGAGCGAACGGTTCCAGGCCCGTGTAAACATGGGCGTAGAGGTTGCAGAGTCCTCTTAAAAACCAGCGACCCTGAAAAGTAAATGAGTATCAAAAGCCTTATTCTTGACATCGATGGATGTATTATCAGGGACCGCCTCCTCCTTGCGCACGTCCAGGACAACTGTGTAAAGTATGTGGCTACAAAACTCCCAGAGGCTAAGAACCCGCGCCAGGTCAACAAGATCCTATACACGACGCACGGCCACACGGCCCGTGGGCTCCAAAAGGTATTTCAAATAGACACGAGCGATTTCAACGAAAAGGTGTACGACAAGCGCCTCTTGGACCACTTGGCAGAGGTTCTGTACAGCACAGACTTTCAGCAAGAGGCGAAGGAGATTCACGACTTGACCAAGCACGAATGGAAGGTGACTCTGTTTACGAATTCACCAATCGAATGGGCCGGTCGTGTAGCCCGTGCGATTAGCGATGAGATTTTCGTCGTGTGTCCGGGTTCCGACCCCACCACGTGTCCTCTCAAACCGGAGGCGGCCATGTACACGCAGTTTCCGAAACACCTGACGCACATTTTCGTCGACGATTCGATGAAAAACCTGGCAACGGTTAAATATTTGCCAAACTGGCACCCGGTTCTGTTCAACGAAGGGCCGAAGGAGGACCATCTTTGGTGTCCCCAGGTCAGTTCCGTATGGGAGACGTGTCTGTTTGTTCGGTCAGTTGACCAATGGATCCACGATAACCACTTTAGCTCATAGCATCCTTGGAAATTCTGTACAGGATATAATCCCAATCAAGAAAAAGTGTTTCTATATTTTTAGTCAAAATTCGTTGGTACGAAAAACCTGGATCGAGCTCCTTGGCCAGTCCCTCGAGTAGCGAATACGTCCTTAAAATCACAAGGGTCGTGGGGTCTAGTTCGACAGGAACCTTGGACGCCTTTTCACGAATCTCCGGTGAATTTACGGTGAATGACGTCAGGTCCAGTGTATTTAGGTAATCGAAATACTGTTTCACGAAAATCTTAGTCACCTCGCGATCACGGACAGTCATCCCCATGAGGACCATATTGTCCATGACCGCGTCGACGTTGCTCGTCTGAACGCCGTATACAAAGTCGCGGATCGCAGTCTTGTACGTGTCCGTGATGCGAATAATGTTTCCAAAGTCGTAAAGGACGAGGGAGTCCCTGGCGAGCCCAATGTTCCCCGTGTGTAGGTCCCCGTGTATAACCCCTTCGTACAAAAGCTGTTCCAGGAACATGTTGATGAGTCTTTCAGCCTTGAATGGAGCCTCTATGCGTTCAGAAGGTGTATAGTCCATGACTATGACATCTTCGTTTGATAGTTTGGAATAGGGCCTAGGGATTCTGACGTCGTCCCGGTCCCGATACATGTCCCTGAACAACGCGATATTCCTAATTTCTCTCTTAAAATCCAACTCGGCCAATAGACCCTGCTCAAACTCCTTGAGCCAAGGGGTCATGAATTCCATTCCGAAATTGGGGATCAGGGACAAGAGGCTCGTGCCACGTCGAATCAGGTCGAGGTCTTCCTTAATCTGCGCCTCAATTCCAGGTCTCTTGAACTTTAGGACCACGTCCCGATTTTTTAGTTTTCCACGGTGAACTTGTGCTATGGAGGCTGACGCTATAGGAACCGGATCGACGTTTGAAATTTCTTTTGGAATTTTAGATTGAAATTCGGAAAAGTCAATAGGTTTAACCTTGTCCCTGAGCGGTGCCAGGTCCCGAGCAAGTTCTTTCCCGAAGACGTCACTGCGTTGGCTCACAAACTGGCCAATTTTTGTATACGTTGGACCAGCGTCTTCGAGTGCTCGTCGAAGAAACTTTCCTCTATCGGCTGCTGGAACCATCTTGAGTCCGATTCCAATTTCAAGGGGTCGGACTGAACGTGGTGACTGCAGGCGAGAAAATGGATTCATTTTCTCCCTCCCCTATTATGGTTTCCCTATTTTATTTGCAAATTTAAGAACGGCTACGATTCCCCGAACAAGACATGCACACACGTGCCGGTAACACATTTTACTCCTTCTCAATATTTTCGTCCTCAGGCTCGTCCTCGTCTCCACGCCACTTGTCACCGCCAAAAAAGTCCTTGAGAAACTTCTGCTCCTCCTTGGCCGTCTTTTTCAGAGCCTCGTGAATCTCCTTGAACGAATCCATGCGCTTGGACTCGGCGACGCGACGGGCACGGGCCAGGCGCTTGGGCAGCTTGAAAACGGGCTGGGTCTTGTTGGGCTCGGGCACGGCACAAGCACGCACTAGAAGCATTAATATTATTATAGTTTTTATTTTTAAGTGATGGGCTGTCGGTGCCTTCCGCCTCAGGACCTCCTGTACGTGGTCCTCCCGTACTTTAATTTCTGTGGCTTCAGGCGGCGCCGGCAGCTGTTCATCGAATTTGTAAACAGAATTGCCAAGACGCGGGGAATCAGGATTGTCATCTCCGAGGCTCTGGGACCCGAACCCCTTCCACAGCTCCCAGTATGGCACCATCTTAAAGTAGAAACCCCGCATCCGGTGTGGATCAAGGAAAACCTGGTGAACCTGGGCGTGTCTGAGCTTCCAGAGGATTGGAAGTACATAGCATGGGTCGACGCGGACCTCACATTTTTGAACCAAAATTGGGTCCAGGACACTTTGAGTGAACTCAAAGCCTACGACATCGTCCAGCTGTTCCAGACGGCTGTGAACCTGGGTCCCACTGGTGAATCTCTCAAAATTGACAAGGGGTTCGGGTACATGCACAGAGATAGCGGGACGCCTTACACGAAAACGGACCGGTACGGCTTTTGGCACCCCGGATACGGCTGGGCATGTACACGCAAGGCTTTTGAACAGATGAACGGCCTCATAGACTGGGCCATCCTGGGTTCGGGCGACCGTCACATGGCGCTCGCGTGGATCGGTCGCGTCAAGGATTCTGCACCGGGCAACATAAGTCAAAACTATACCAGTCTTTTGAACGATTACCAAAAGGCGTGTAAAGGCCTTGAAGTTTCATACGTTCCCGGTACTGTCCTTCATCATTGGCACGGACGTTTCGAGGATCGGCGGTACAGGGAACGTTGGGAAATTTTGACCAAAAATAGTTTTGATCCGTGTCTGGACATTTCAGTTACGGATTCGGGCGTGACGTGTTTGACCCGTAGGGGCTTGAGGTTTGCCCGGGACCTTCAAGAATATTTCACGGGGCGTCGGGAAGATTCTTGAAAATCCGTGTCGTGTGGAAGACAGGGCCGGGTCGGGAACATCGGTTTTAGACTCCAAAAAATGAGCCTGCTTCGCCGTATCACGCGTAGCCTTGCCCATGAGATTGACGCAGAGCGTCGCGATCGTCAGATGGCCGATACCATGTTCGAGGAGCGACAGCACAAGTACGAAGCTGCGCTCGCAAAGTGTCAGGATGACATTCAGGTGCTCCGTAACGAACTCGCCAAACTCGCGGCCGCCCCCGCCGCCCCGAAAAAGGTGGTGACGTGTAGTCATTGTCACAAGTCCGGCCATAATCGCGTGACGTGCGCCATCCGCCGCGAACAGCTAGGTCTTGCCATGCTCTAAAAAACGAGTCTTGTACGTCCCAAGTTTTTTCTTTTTTAGTTCAAAATTCAAAAAATGAATTCTGTCCAACGCGAATACCTTCGTAACGCCCGGAAGGCGATCCGGATTGCAAACGACGCCAAGTTCAATGCCGTCGTTTACAGTTACCAAGCCAATTGGGCCGAGGCCTACTGGCACAATTACCTCAAGTCGTCCAGGGCCAAGAACTTGACTGAACGCATGGCACGTTTGCGTGCTTTTTTGAACGCCAAGGACACGCAAGGTGCACTGAAATATCTATCTGTGTAATCTCAAGTTCTGGTCGGGATCAAAGCGTCCCATGTACCATGCCCTAGGTGCTTTGCCCTTTGTGACGAGCACGTAGTTGTAGACTCTGGCGACTGCCCATTGAGGCGCAGTAGCTCCTGGACGACTTCCACCCGTTTTCCACGCCTTCAAGCCCCTGTTGTAGACCGTGTTGAGCGTCGAACGTGAGATGCCCGTACGACGCGCGATAGCTTCTTTATTGAATTTTAGACCAGGATAGGTCTTGTGAAATAATAAAGTCCATTTTGATTTCTTGCGGGCCACGTCGTCCTTGTCCGATCGTCCCAGTCTCAACTTACTATAGGGAACCCGTCGCCGTCTCAAAAGTTCTAATTCGCGTCTCAATTTCATCGACGGACTCAGACCTGTAAAGTACCTCTCGGGCCAGCGAGCGCGTTTCAGGGTTACGTGTCTGGGCCGACGGGGCACCATATTTTAGGCCGAGATTATATCCGGCTGACCCGCAAATTGGAACCTCTCCTCGAGGCCCGGTGGTGAATTAAAATACATGAAATCGTCGAGGCCTCGCCAGACGCCTCTGTGTTCCCCATGCGGCCCATAGAACCAGTAGCCACCCTCTGTTTCTATATCCTCGTAAACCTCCCACGTGAACACGTCGTACGACTCGTCAAAGTTGACGTACAGGAGCTTTTTGAGAGCCGCAAAGTATCTGAACGTTGTCGGCGCGATGGGCCGTGGGACAAAGTCCGAGCGTGGAAGCTTCCGCGGCTTGAACCCCAGCGCACGCCTCGAATCAATGTCGGCAAAGTGGGCTATCAGTTCGATGAGGTTTTCCATGGTTTACAAGGATATCGACGTTTTAAGACCCCAAGGTTGAAGCATTTTCAAGTTCGCGGCGCGCACGGCAATAAGCTGCACCATTCGTGACCGCCAGTGAAACAGAAATTACAAGCGCAATAAGTGATATTGATAGTGGGTCCATCTTGGTTACTGAACGGCTGGCTTTTCTAAGCCGAAAATCTTCCGAATCTCGTCGGCCCCACGCCCCTTGAGCGACTCGGCAACCTGACGCGCATAGTCATCCAGAAGGGCCTCGTGGCCCAAGAAATCGAGGGCGTTCATGAGCGGGAAGACTTCCCGGGGGTCCTTGAATTCAGGTACGGTGCCCTTGAGAATTGTTTCGAGGGTCTCCGAGTCTATGTTGGGCAGAGGAACAGGACCCTGTTCCTCCCCGTCGGCGAACATCTTGAGCGTCGAGCAAGCATCTACGAATGTTTGGTCGACGCTGAATTCACACCCGTCGTTGGTGAGGAGAGTTGCCATTGATGGTTTAGAGCCGAACGACTTTAAGAGGTTAATGCAAAACTTCATCGAGCGCATCGCACGTCACGCAGATATAGATACGAGACGTGCGATGGGGTTTCCACCATGTAAATTACCCCCGAGTGATCTGAACCTTCAATTTTTACAACAGGAAAAGCATACGGATCGCATGGTCCTTAGATTTAAGGATGCATATGTTATTCTATGTTATCCATGTCACAGACATGACGATAATAGAGGTGTTATACTATGTCGCAAAAGCCTCAGAATTGAATGGGTGTTTAATTCGAGAGGGTCTTACCGATACTATGCGATGTATGGAGACGGCCTCGTGGTGACCCCCCTCGGAGAAACATGCCATCCGGATATCAACGAGGATGGGACGCTTAGAGCCTGGCGAACCTAGATACGTATGCAAAACATCATCGAGCGCATCGCACGCTACGCAGATGATGATACGAGGCGTGCGATGGGGTTCGATATTGACGCGATAATTAAGCTAAAATGGCCTCCTCGGAAACTGCCTCCGAGTAATCTCGTGTTCCCACGCGGAACCGTCAGGCGCACCACGGCCTGGCCGAATGGTTCAGTAGAAACAGTTATAGATTTTAACGGTGGGAAAGCATATCTCACCAGATTTGCCTGGCCAGAAACTAACAGCACACTGGGGCCCAAAACTCGATGGCAATTCAATGACAGTGTATACTTATTTGATGAAGGTAATTGTGTATATATTATTACTGAAAAGACGACACATCCCGATTTCAACGAGGATGGATCATTCAAACGAGCGAGGCTTGAACTGTGAAAATTTAACGCCGTAGATACCGTTGTCCTTCCACATGAGTTCCGGGAGACTCTTGAGCATGGTGTACTTGCCGCCAGGTCCTATAATCTGGTCATTCGCATATACATCATCGGGAAGATGTGCGCGGAACGCCGCGAAAATCTCCGCCTCGGGAATAAAGTCATCCTCGTCACCGACCGTGAGCCAATCGTCATAGAACGCTTTAAAGTACCGGTCGACGTTTTCGAGATTGACGTAATCGGTCGGCTTGGGTTTGAAAAAGTCAAACCTTTTTTTAGGAAGACCAACCTGTTTACCGTGTGTCCCACAGTACTTGACGTAGTCGCGTTCAAAATCTCGCTTTATTTGCTCAAACACGTACATATAGAAAAGAGTAATCTAAACTTTAATGGAAGAACGCATCGCACGTCACGCAGACATTGATACGAGACGTGCTATGGGTTTTCCACCGAGAAAGGTTGTCATTCCGGATCTGAATCTTAAATTTTTACAAAAGTCGGATCTGGGTCGCATGGCGATTTATCTCGATAATGCAAGAATAGTTCTAACCTATCCCTGTCATAGATTTGACGACAACAGGGGTATATACCCCAGGATTCAATGGGGGTTCCGTCTTGGAGGATATATCCGATACTATGAGATGTATCAAGACGGCGTCATAAATACCTGGAAAGGAGACAGAGGGGAAACTTCACGTCATCCCGATTTCAACGAGGACGGAACGCTTAAAGCCTGGCAAACCTATATCCATTAGAGAATGGCCATAAACGTCGAAAAAAAGAAAATACAGAAGGGTTGGCTGGTGATGAGGGTGGTAAGTTTCTTTTTAGCTTAAACTTAATTCCATACAGACCTCCATCTTTCCACTGGAGTTCTTTGTGGTTACTAATCATCGTCCACTGTCCACCTTTTCCTATGACACCAGCATTGTCCACGAGGCCGTCGGTAAGGCTTGCTTTGCACGCTGTGAATATGTCCGCCTCTGTTATGAAATCGTCTGGTCCACCGGGTTCGAGTGACTCGTCATAAAACTTGTCGAAAATAGAAGCGACATCGTATATGTTAATCTGGTTTTTTCCCCAATACATAGGCCGTACATCATAATCATTTTTGCACCCATTCTCTACATGGTAGGGAACAAGAACAACGAACATACGTATTTAAACGCTAGAAACTTTAAATGATTAATGCAGAGGAGGGAGGCTCAGACTCCCCCCGTCGAGGCTCCGCCTCTCCACATCATAGAGCACATCGCACGTCACGCCGATATAGACACGAGGCGTGCGATGGGTTTCAAACCGCGTAGGCTCGTTGTTCCGTCCCTGAATATCAAGATTCCAAAGGAACATAAAGGCGGACATGTATTTACAGTAGAATTTGACTCTGGGATAGAACTGATTTTCTGGCCTTACGCATGGTTAGATTACGGAATAGAATGGATCGTGAATAGAAATACGACTTTGACATGTTTCATAAAAAACGGGTCTATTGAAATAACTAGAAATCGTTGGAAGTCTGACTCTGTGGAATACACTCACCCAGACTTCAAAAAGGACGGAACGCTCACACGTCTGCTTCGGGGTCTACGCACTCCAAGACACACTTAGAGCATGGCAAACAAATTCCAGCACCTATAATAAGTAAACATGGTTGCGTCACTGGATAACACGGTGAAAAAGTGGCAGGCGGTCTGGAAGATGATGTTTCTTCCAAGTACGGGGAGGTTCACGGGGACACGTGAAGTGCAGCAGAAAAACGTAACTTCTTACTTGAACATGAAAAATCATTTCATCAGGTCGTATAACAATAGGCTAGAATCATCATACCCAGCGGACGTGAGACGGTACTATGCCAATAACCCCAACAAACGCAAGTACGTCACCCAGGCGTACAACAAACTGAACAACGTGGCTCGGGAACTGGCTGGCGTCAGACGCAAGTCCGTCGCGACCAGTACGATCCAGAGACACTGGCGCGCGGCTCGTTCGGCCGTCATGAACCGTCGCAAGACTGCGGCTCTGATTGCCATGACCCCGCTCGTACCGAACACGCGGCGAATTGTGTTCGAGGCGGCGTTCCCCAAGCCCGTATACGGACCAAAGACTCGGAACGAAAGCCGCAGACGCGGACGTTACTCCAAGTACTAAAATTTGTCAATTATTTCACAGCCTATCCAGTACTTGACGCCTCGCGTAACCGGGGTGCCTTTGTGCCATAGGTCGATATCAAACAGAATAGCATTCCCCTTTTTGGGTCTGACGATTGTCACTTCGTCACGCCGCCAGTTGTCATTGTAGAAGACTGTTTCGCCTCCGTCAAAGTCGTCGTTCAGGTAAATCAAGAGCGTCCAGCGCGTCTTTTCGCGCGTGTCCCTGTTGTAGTACAGACCAGTGTCTGTGTGGAGCGAGAAGCTGTCACCCACTTGGTACTTGCCGGACATGATGACCGTGTTTGGTCGGTCCATTTGTTGTTCTGGAACTTTCCCGTGTCCGTGAACGGTGTACAAGTTTTGGCATTGTCAATCTGATTTAGTGTTTAAAAGGTCGCAGTCTCTAAACACCTTTTCCAAAAAACTCAATGACGTCGTGGCTCGTGCAAAATGAGCGGGCCGCCACATCCATCACTCGGACCGACTTGAGGTTTCGGGCGCGACTCAGGGCCGTGTACGCTTGCCCGACCGTGAAGATGTTTGAACCGATATCAATCTCAATAGCATCCAGAGTCATTCCCTGGGACTTGTGGATTGTTACAGCCCAGGCCAGTTTGAGTGGCATGAAGTCGATCCCGACATCAGGGTCGTCCTCTTGTTCGATTTTGATGTACGGGACCATCTCCTCCCGACCGTCCAACAGGCGGATCTTGACAGCCTTTTGATCCAGGGCTGTCACGACCCCTCGCGTCCCATTCACGAGCCCGAGTTCAGGGTTAAAATTGTACGTGATCATCACCTGTGCACCGATACACACCGTAACCTGCTCGGGGACGTTGCACGACTTGGCGTACTGGACCGAAGCTTCAAGAGACCCCGTGTACTTGGTCGGAAACGTGAAGAGTTGACCACCGACCTTCTGGAGAGCGTCCGAGTTGATTCGGTCGACGTCGACGTTCCGGCAATAGAGCTTGGTCGGCTCAATTCCTTCTGGAAATTGAGTCTCCTTGAGTGCGCGCAAAACGGCCAAGTCCTCTCGGGAGCACCGGCCGAGTCGGAGCCGCTTGAGCATCTCCATGAAAGGCTCGTCATCCTTTTGACGCATGTTTTGGGTCAGTTCGCAAATCTCAAAGTGACACTTGGGCCAAAGGTCCGACTGAAAGCAGTACCGGCCCTCTACCGGTGGAAGCTGGTACAGGTCGCCGACGAGGACCACTTGGATACCCCCAAATGGTTTTGAATTTCTCCTCAAAATTTGAAGGACATTTGAAACCTTGTCAAACAGGATGTCGTTGAGCATCGAGCACTCATCGATGATAAGCAGGTCAAGTTCCAAAATGTCGTAGTAAGCGGTGTACTTGCGGTACTTCGAGATGTTGGAGGCGATTTCAGAAGCGGTTCCCTTGGCGAGACGCAGAGACAAGCGTCTGTGAAGGGTCGTGCCTCTGATCAGAAGAGCGGCCGAACCAGTCATTGCTGTGACCGCCATGTGTTTCGTAGAGTGAAGAGCGCTGAAAATCTCACCTATGAGATAACTCTTTCCAGTTCCAGCTCCCCCTGTGATACACACATTCAAACCGTTTTTTACTTTTTCAAAGACTTGTTGTTGACCTTCATTCATTACGAATTACAGGCCCCGTCGCCTTAACAGGAAACCACCAGTCGATAACCTCACCCGCGCGTATAACCAGATAGATGACGGCGGCTGCTACACGGCCCGACATCGGACTCGGCTTGTCGAAGATGCACTTGTATGAGAGAGCCTTGAGCTCCTGGGCGTTCCGCGTGGAAAACATTGGTTAAAAGACACGCTCTCTGTTTAACTAATGGCGACCATTACGATCAAGATTGACTCGGAGCAACTTGCCCGTGAGGTTCTCACCCAGCTTGGGTACTTGCCGGACAAAGATGACGCTGAAAAACTCTTTTATGAAAATCTCCCTTGGACTGATAGCGAAGACGATGAGCCCGAGGTGCCGAAACCTGAATTGAAGAAACCAGTGTCCGTAGTACGCCTCATGGAAACCCTCCCCGAGTCTACTCGCAATATTCCAGTGCCGAAACAGGGTGAGTTTTGTACGACCGAAGACCCCAAGGAGGATGGTGTAGAGCCAGAAACCAAAGAGATTGGTGCGCCTCTTGCCGTTGTCTATTCGCCTGATAAGGAAAAGGAGAGTGATGCCCTGTATCAACAGTGTATGGAGGTTCGCAAGTCCATCCCGCCCGCCGCAGAGCGCCTGAAAGCACAGGCCGACCAACTCCTGGGGGATGAGCTCCTAGGCTACTTGGACGCAATGTGTGAGCATGAAGACAAGGATATGCGCGAGGCTGCCAAAGCTATGGTCCGCAAAGAGTTCGCCGGACACACACTCAAGATGTGGCCTACTCTTCAGAAGATTATTGATAATGCTTAATTTGTATACTTCATTTCTTCAATAACGTTGCCAACCTTTTTGAGCCGCCGTTCCAGGCACCCCAAAAGCACAAAAACATACAGAGCAACAGTCCCTGTGAAAATTACAAGACCCTTGACAGCCTCGTCCATTGTTTAAAGGGGCCAGAACCTCCTTAACTAATGAATGTTTATACAAAAGCCCTCGTAGTGATATTGGGTTCTCACGTCGTGAGATGGGCAGCTGCATACGCCTCTTTCACGCAATGTTCTGGGTTTTGGGGTTCAATTTTTGCATGGAATTCCCCGCCGTGTCGGGGCCTTTGGTGGGTGGCCGACTCGGTCATGACGAACGTCGTGAAGGTCGGCAGGGCGTCGGGGG